TCATTTTATCTTTTAATTTGTCTGTCTCTTCTTGTTGTTTTTTTATTAATTCTTCTGACTCTTTATGCTCTTCATTTTGTCTATCTTTTTCTGCTGTTATTTCTGCTTCTTTTTTTAAAACTTTATCTCTTCCTTCAAGAAGTGCTATATCTTCTAAAACTTCTTTCTTTTTATTTTCAAGACTTTTTTTAGTTCTGCCATTTGCATTTTTTAGTCTTTCATTTATTCCATCTAGAATACCCTGTTGTTTTTCTAAAGCTTTTGCGACTTCTTCTCCAGCACCTTTTGTGATCGTATCATTTAACTCTTTTTGCTCTCTCCTAGTTTGTATTATTTTTGTCGCTACAAATCCAAGAGCTAATGCAAAAGCTCCAATACCACTTGCAGCCAAAGCACCAGACAAACCAAGCACTGCAATTTTTAATGCACCAACTTTGATGGCAAATGCAGAAACAGCAGCCCCAGCCAAAGGAGCAACGACAGCAATAGCCTTGATTGCACCAGCAATAGTTGTCAAAAGTAGAACTGCTTTTCCAGCATCTGAATTAATAAAATCTGTTAATTTTGTAATAAATCCTGTCAAAGCCTTTGTCACGTCCATAACTACAGGTCTTAATTGATCACCAAAAGCTCTTGATAAATCCTCAGTTGCATTATTGAAATCTTTAAATACTTGTGTCGGATCATTTTCTAGTAGTTGTTTCAAAAAACCACTTCCTTCATTTCCGATTCTTCCTAAAGCTCTAAGTACAACATCACTGGTTAATTTGCCATCAGCGGCGAGTTGTTTTAGTTCTCCTATAGTTACTCCAAGCTCTTCAGCAATAGGAGCAAGAACTGTTGGCACTTGTTCTGATACGCTTCTAAATTCATCACCAGCCAGCCTTCCTGAGCCGAGAGCTTGTGCTAGTTGCCTAAAAGCGTTTGATGATTCTTGTGCAGATGATCCAGCTAGTTTTGCTGCGGTATTAAATCCAAAAAATACAGTCTTAATATCTTCAACTGATGTTCCCAGTGGGGCTAATCTAGCTGTAATGTCTGTTACACCTTCCAAAGCTTCAGTTGCACTAAGACCAAAAGCTTTCTGTGCATCTGCGGCAATCTTTTGAGACTTAGCAAAATCTGCACTGCTTTTTGTTAGCAGTCCTAATCTCACATTTAATTTTTCAAAGTTTGCTGAAGTATTTACCGCTTGTTTTGCTAATAATGAAATACCAATTCCAGCAATAGCTGTTTTTAAACCACCTAAAGCTCCCTGTAATTTATTTGTCCTTTGTTGTACGCCAGCAAGAGCCTTGTTAGCATTTGTCGCATCAACTTTTAACCTAACGACTGCTTCTGCCACAAATAAAAAAAACCTTTATTCTATATTACCTTGAATTACGTTTTTGTCGTTGCAATACCTTTTTTTCTTCGTCATGCTTTAACTCATAGTATCCAGCCCAATATATTAACTCTGCCTCAGTCATATTCATTCTGAGTTCTTGTACTGTCTTGCCAAGTTCTGTTGCTAGGAAAAACTCAAATCTTAACCAGTTATCCCCTTTTATTCTTTTTTTGCTGTATCTATATCAAGCTTGATGTCATTCAAGAAAAGCTCAAGATCATTTAATACTTTTTCTGGAAGTTGTCTTTGCAACATAGGGGCATCTGACATATCAAAAGCTAAAGTTCCATCTTCTTTCTCTGCCATTTGACAAAGAAGTTGAGTAGATACAACTAAAGCATCAGCGTTTGGGCCAGCTAATTGCTGTGCTTTAACCCTTGCATATCTTGTTATAGGTCTAAAGTACAAAGTCATAATGACTTCATCTTTGGAGTTTTTTACGTCAAACTTCCGTCTTGTGACCATTTCATCTTGAAAGGCCCCAAGCAATACCTCTGCGGTTCTTTTAGTTGTCATAAATAATTGCGAAGAATTTTACTTTTAGATTGCTGATGTAATTGTGCCAGATGGCTTAAATGTAATGCTGATTGTGTTTACATCACCTAATGCAGAACTTTGCTCAAAGTTTGTTATAAGACCGCTAAAGCTGATCTTTTTAGTACCAGAGGCACTATCAGGGAAAAGTTCAAAAGATGCTGTTCCAGCGTCACCTGTGGTCAATACACCATCAACAAATGTTGCAGTCTCACCAGATGCGGCAGCGTCATAAACTAATTCAGCAGATCCCTCACCCTCAATAAGTCCACCAACAAAAGATTTGAAAGTGTCACCTTGAACAGTTGTTTCTTGGGTGTCTTTGGTAATAGACATTGACCATGATCTAGTGCCAAGAACAGGGTTGACTGAGGAGCCGCCATCATCAAATTTGACTTGCCCGACATCACCTTTTACAGCAGCCATAACAAAAAAAAGAAATATTTATAAATATATTAACCTTTTTTCTGTAGTTTTTCTATTTCTCCTATTAGTTTGTCTTTTGATTTTCTTTTGTCTAGTTCAACTCCAAGTTCTCTGCCTTTTTTTTCTAGATCATCTTTTGATAAATTTTGCAGATTTTTTTGTTTTTCCATATATCGTCTGCATTGATGATCCCAATACTGTGGCTCTCTTCTACCTTTGACAGCCTCGATTGCGTCAAGCATTTCTTCAGTAATCTCAATCATGATGTAAGTGCCTCATAGAGTTCAAATGTTATTCTAACTTGTGTTTGAAATTTGCCTTCTGGAGTTGCTTCAGAAACCTCTGGCCCTACTGGTGGATCAAATCGTACATCAGAAACTGTAATTCTATTAAATAAATCTCTAATTCTTTTGCCTATGATAAAATTTTGCCCTGCTCCTAATCCTTGCTTTGTGTAAATATTACAAGAAACAAGACCCACAACAAGATTTGTGGCGGTGGTGCTTGAACTTGGTGCTTGTTGAGTAAGGTATTCACTTGATCCAAAGCTAATAACGCATTGAATATATTGATCGACAGTAGAGGCATCAAAAGGAACATTGTTGAAAACTATAGGTATGGGCTGACCTGTTCTAAACTCATTTCTGATTCTTGTTTCTATAGTTGATCTAACTGTGTTTAAGTTTGTAGCTGCCATTAAAACCTCCCAAATTGTCTGTTGATGTAGATTTCAAGTTCTTTTCCTATAAGTTCTGGAAAGCCCTCAACAGTGTTTTGTCTTGTTCTATAAACACCGCCCCATGATGGTGGTTTATTTACGCCAAAACAAACAGGTTCTGCATATATAACATTATTTGTGACACTACCTTCAAACCTTTTGATATTTGTTTGCCATGCACCTCTAAGTCTGCCAGTATCAACAGGTGTTGCTTTTTTTACTCTTCTTGTCCACTCAAGCGTAGTCCCAGCCACAGCATCAACAATCAGATCTTCGTAAAAACCTTTAATCTCTGTGACCTTTATCCGTCTTGCCATTTCTACCTCAAGAAAATGTCAAAGCTTATAGCTGTATTATTCTGCTCATTTGTATTAATCTGAACTACTTTATACTCTGTTCCGCTTATCACCACTCGATCAAATGTTGTTGGAGTGAAAGTTATATCTCCAGCAGATATTGTAAGTCGTTTGTCCTGACTAGAAACTAGGTCAGTCACCTCAGACCTCGTTACGTTGCTCACGACACCCTTTATACTGACATCTGTTTTAACTTCACTCATTGAGCCAGTCGTAGGGTTATATATTCCAGTCGTTACTCTTCTATAAGTTACAGATCCACCAGTAGCCTTGATCGCTGCTGAAGCTGCTTTTTTTAACGCTGAAGCAATGCTCATAAGTAGTAAGCAATGACTTGACCACTTGCAAGGGTAATACTTGTGATGACACCACAGACTTCTGTTGAGGCTTTCATTTCAATGCCATTTATTGTTGAAGATCCATTTTCTGTGATATTTTCAGCGACAAAAGTAGCCTCTGAATCTTTTAAAGCGTGAACCTTACCAAATCTCCCAGTGTGGGCATTTGTATCAGTGATAATTAACGCTGCTGGATAATCTGCGTACATTTAAGACCTCTTGATTGATAGATTAGCACTTCCCCCCATTCTAAGCCCCTTTAAGTATTGGTCAATAATTGGCGGGATACGATCAATACCAGTTCTACCATAAAAATTGGGCGTGATGTTTATATTTCCAATACTCATGGACGTAAAATCTTCTAAACCACTTAAACCGATACCATCTTTGTTGTTGTTGAGATAGACAGCAAGTTCAATTTGTGCGTTTTTTACTTCCTCTGGAATTTCTGTATCAGTATAATAATCAGCGACAATTCTGTTTGGAAAAGTTACACCATACAAGTTGCTGTACTGGTGAGGAATACGGACACCACTTCGAGGCCACATTCTTGCTTGTGTTTTTGAAACTTTATTTCCTAGAAAGTCCTCACGATCAATTCGCCTAGTGCTAGAAAATAATGCACGATTTTTTTCATCATCAGTGCTATTACCCCATGCAGTAACGTCATCAGACTCTGTAAGTCCTTCGATAAATGTATTTGCTTCAGTCAATGTGACATAACTATTTGCTGTCGAACTTCCGACTGTCGCAACTATCGTGATTGCCATTAGCTTTTAACTTCTTAGGTTTAGATTTAGATTTTGGCTTAGATGTGGAAACTGAAGCCGCCTTTTGAGCAGCTTCGTTTTGTTCCCTCATACGCCTAAAAGCGTAAATTGACATTAACTTGAAGCACCCTTAAGAGCAACAAAATTAATAACAATAGCTTCACTAAGTGAGCCAGCA